CCGCCACTCCCCCAAGCCCCCAAACCGATCATCAAGCGCACCGGTTCGGGATCTAGCCTTTCGAGTCTGTCGGGTATAAGCCTTCCGAACACGACGAACAACGACATCATGAAGATTGTATCCATCGACACCTCGCAAGTCTCTAAAACGAGAGGCCGACGCAAGAACAAAATTACAGCCACCAGAGAAAATACCATCTCCATCTGAACCCAAAAAAAAGTGTAGTATAATTTAAAAATGAACCTGAACATGACATCTATTAAGGACGCATGGGGTGTGAATGATATTAGCAGCGCCCATTCGACGCCGGATAGAATTCAAAAGTCGTCCTTTTACAGACACCCGAACGCGATCGTAGACACTCGACCGTCACGCATCGATGTCGCGCTATTCGATCGTGACTTGATTACGGAACTCTACTCTCATACCCCCGAATATCGTACTAAATTAGTCACCGAGCGTTTGACACGCGAGCGAACGACCCGACCCTCCGTGATGATTCCTCCGGTCGTACATTCCAAAGAACCGGTGGAATCCGACAACCCACCCGCAAACGAACTCATTGAATATTTCAATATACAAAACCCTGATTTGGGTATTCTTATTCTAGTCACGTTTGTGTTATTGCTGTTAGATAAACTCGCGACGATTTGGAAAAACTCTTAAGCGGTACCGATTCCGAAGACGGCGTCTAAGGTCGTCATCTTTTTGGGGTTGGGTTTGATTTTAATAGCGTTGTTCATCACCTTGGTATCGGATTTAAAGGTCGTGTCGTTGACGGATTTCGCCGACTCGGTTCGCATCACCCAATTCGACTGTTGTTTTTCAATGACATGATCGATTTTTACAATCGGAGGGAGTCGGAGGTCGTACACAAATTCGCGAGACGTTTCGCGGAACTGATCGATCGACATATCGCCCCCGAATTCTATTAGGCATTGTCTAGGTGGCGCACATCCGACGCGCGTGAACGGAGCGTGTGGGTTGGCTTTCGAATACATGAACGAGATTAGCATATATTGATTGTTCTTCTGGGAGTTGTTCTCATAGTGATTGTACGCTTTCATACACTCGAAACTACAAAAACACCCGAACGTGGTGAAAAGGTCGGTTTTGGAATCGTACGCGACGGGTAAGGACAATGGGGTGTTGTTCGGGAAATCATGACAACACCACCAACACCAACGCGGAACTTCAGAAGAAGAATTCTTTTTTACGGGCATTGTGTTTATTTATGATCGATAAGTATCTTTAATTATGTTAAAAATCAATGATGGACGATGCCACTCCCATTTTCGCACTTAAGAGCGACGAACCCAACATTCGCAAGCAACCCTTGGAGGTGATGTCGTACAGCGACGTCCTACGCAGCATGGACAGTACCGCGGCGCCGCATCAACCCACGACGCCACCACCACCACCGATTCCACCCAAACCGCCCGTAGTAGAACCCGCGCCGTTTGTTGCGGAACCCGCCATCATGTACAATCCATCCGCGATCACACATCAACCACCAGCGCCACAACCGCCCGCGGAAAATGCAACAAAGCCTGATCTCAAACAGTTCCAAAACGAAATGCTCATTCTGTTAGTGTCGTACATCGTCATACACATGTCCACGGTGCAGGCCTGGATCGCGACCAAGATTCCGAACATCGTGAACACCGAAACAGGAACCATGAGCGTGTTGGGCTTACTGACCAACGGTATTCTGTTGATTGTGTTATGGAACGTGGCGAAACGCCTAGTACTCAAATATATGCAAGAATCCATTGAGTTTTAAATTTAAAGAAATAGACCCTTACAAACGAAAGAGGTCTCTCGTCATGGAGAACAAATCGCAAAAGCTTCTGAACTCATTACGTGTTTATTACGGAAATAGAAACCGTTTCAGTATGATTGAATCGATCATCAACGCGAACCCGGACTCGAACAAAGTGTCCTTACGATTAGTCGATTGGCTTATTACAAACTATTCCAAATCGAGAAATATCGTGTATTATGTGAAGAATATTCCTTTCAATATCCATCAAAGTTACAAAAACATGTTGAAAGCGTATTCGAAGCGTTTGTTCGACCCCTTTAGGCGGCACGGGCGTGTCGTATTAGAATTCGACGGACGAACGCTGGAGACCACGGTTGCGCAGTTGTCATTTTTCAAGTGGGCGATCGACAATGATGTGCTCAAGTACGCCATCGATCACAAGAGTGATATCAAAGACGACATGGATACGCATACACGTCACAGACACGACAAGACCATCGTAGAAAAGCGGAAAGAGTTGTCCAAATGCACCAAAGGTGCGAATATGTATAGCGTGAATATATGTGTTTCGTTTACGTAAAAAAAGTATATAGATTACTTCAAAAAAAAATGAACCCTGTCATCATATCTATCGTTTCCACCCTTCTTCTTTATATCGGTTTGTATTTGTATCGCAAGTGCGAGAACCCGGAAGTGTTTGACCGAAACACGGCGATTTACGCGATCGCCACGGGCGTGGTAGTGTTTATCGGACTCTACACGTACCAGACGAAGACGGTCACGGAGACCATCAACGAAAATATCATGACGACCCCTTATGTAAATTAATTTAAGGACTTATGGCGATCATTAAATAATCATGGTTCGTAATTTCGGAAAAGGAGGTAAAGGGGCTAAGAAAATGAAGAATGGAGTCGAATCCAATAGAATATTGTTGTTCAAAGAAAATGGTCAAGAATATGCTGTTGTTCAAGAAATGTTAGGTCATGGAAGGTGTTTATGTTCATGCACCGACAATTTGAGTCGATTGGGAATCATACGCGGAAATATGCGAAAGGGAAGTATGAACCGAGTGCATAAAGGAGACACCGTGCTCGTTTCGTTAAGAGACTTTCAAGACAACAAGGCGGACATTGTTCATTTGTACACACCGGACGAGGTGCGGTCGCTACAAGCCTACGGCGAGCTTCAAGCGAATCCGCATGAAGAACAAATAGACGAGTTTGTGGAATTTTCTTGATTTAAAAAAATGCGCCTTTCTTTGGGTATGAAATCACCTCACGAAATTCTTGGCGTGGCAAATGGAGCGTCGGAAGAGGACATCAAGAAGGCGTACCGTAAATTAGCGATGAAACATCATCCGGATAAGGGCGGAGATCCGGAAAAGTTCAAAAAAATCAATGAAGCGTTCGATAAAATTCAAAATCCGCAACGCCAACATCCTTTTATGAATGGCGAGGACATATTCTCTCATTTTTTCAGAGGATTTCAGCAAATGCGACATATTGTAGACGTGCCTGTGACGTTAGAGGATTTGTTTACGGGAAAAAAATTCAGAATCAATGGGAATGAGGTGGTTATCCCTCCGAAGACTCCGTTGACGACACGCATCGAGGTACCTGGCACGAACCTCATGGTGCAACTACGTTTACAGAAGCACCCGATTTTCCAAGTAGAAAATGGTACATTCAATTTGATATATAAACAATCGATCAGCTTGTGCGAGGCCTTGCTCGGGTTCAAAGGTCGAATCAAACATCCGGACAAGACTATGTTTTTTGTACAAACCCAAAGTCAGAAAATCATCGGTCAACATCAAACCATGCGGATTCCAGGGAAAGGGATCCCGTGCAATCCCCGTGGTGGGGTGTCCGATCTCATTGTGGTATTCGACATTCATATGCCCACAGACATTGACGTATCCAAGTACGGTGGTGTCATCAAAGAAATGCTACGATTTGACGTCCCCGAGCTCACCCCCAATGTCGGCGAAGAAGTCATTAGTTTAAACTAAGGAAATAATATATACTATTAAAAAAATGATACCCAAACTGATTCATCAAACGTGGAAAACCAAGGACGATCCGCGAGTGGATCGATTGCGTTTATCATGGATCGACCGACACCCGGGGTTTCAATACGTGCTGTACGACGACCACGACATTGACCGATTCATTCGCAAGTACTTTGATGACCGTGTGTACTTTACCTACAAACGCATCGTAAACGGATCCCTCAAGGCGGATTTTTTCCGATATTGCGTGTTGTACATCCACGGCGGTGTGTACGTCGACATCGACTTGTATTGCGTATCTCCGCTGACGAACGGTATCGTTTGTTTCGACACGGACACGTTAGTCTCGGCGTCCGACTACCAGGAGAGGGACTACCAAACACCCAACGCAAACTATAGAAGAGATGTCATCTTTCAAGGGTTCTTATGCGCGCAACCGTTCCATCCGTTCATGCAGTACATGATCAACTACATGTGCTTCGTCATGTCTCACAATTTATACAAACACGACATCTTCAGAATCGGAGGACCGCAAGCCTTCGCGGATCGGTTTGACGAGTTGTATTTCTCATCGCAAGTCGGTAAACTATACACGACGAAAATCACCCTGCGCGAATCCAACAACCATTTGTTGGACGGAAAAATCAAATTGGTCTCGCACATTCATGAGTGCGAAGTCTTGGGCTATAATCGAAAAATATTCGCGACGTGCCAACACCCGATCAATCGAACCCAAACGCCGCACTACAGCCGGGATTTCAACGCGTACGCGAAAACAGGGTATTATCATTAAACAACTACCCGATATAACGTGTACGTACCTGCGGTAGGACTGTTGCGGGTGATACGCATCATCGTCCCCGGCAACGCCCCGTAGTATCGAGCCACCGGGTCTCCGGACAACATTAACGGGAAATGCTTGAGAGGGGTTTTGTACTCGCGAACGACCGCCGCCTTTTCTTCCGCGGACAACGGCTCGTGTTTGGGCACGAGTTCGTGCTTGGTCACATTGAAGGACAACTCGTTCTCGGAAAAGACTTGCACGTTCAGATCGTTGACGTCCGTTGCGATGAACTGCTTGGCGAACGACGTGATGGTCGCTTTGTACACCAAGATCAGGCACGTGTACTTGGTCGGGTCGTCGTCCAACATATCCCGTAGGCTTTTCATCTTCTTCACGCTGACTTTGGGGTCGTATACAAAATAGACCAACACGCGTTCGCGCGACGAAGAGGACGCCACAATGCGGTCGACGGTGTCCGTCTCCACGACGTGAAACCCACGATCGTGCAACATCTCATGCACGGTCTGGCGAACCACGCGATTCATGGCGATTTGTTTACATTTCCATTCATTTGGTTAAATAATATTTGAGAAGGGTGAGCAGCAATAACAGATACGTACCCATATGAACGTCCCGATTCGTCACACTGTACACTGGTGACACCAACCGCTGCATGAACAGTTCGTTCTTGGGTGTGTCCGGAAACAGTCGCTGCTCGAGCAAGGTGAGCGCACATATGTCGTTGTTCAAGGTCCAATGGAACAAAATACTGGATAGAAGCGCAACATGCAACAACAGAAGGTCCTTACCCACTTGTGGGATGATGGGTAAAATGATCAGGTATGCGACGAGGAACCCATGAAGCGACGCAATCCAGTTCATTTATTAACTTAAAGAACGTAAAATTTTTACATCAAATGGAGACTACGGATTGTGTTACCTATCTTCATTTGACCGAAGATCTCCTTACATTAATTTCGGTAGGAATATCCATTATAATCTGGTTGTTGAAAATATACTTTAAGAACGTAACATAACCAAGTAGTAAACCATGACGTGGTGCACGGTGAATACCAAAAAGGGCACGGCATGCTGCAATCGAGCGCGATACAAGGTCAACAATCAACCTTGTTGCAAAACACACGCCAAAGTATTACAGAAACCGGGTGAACCGATCGAAGAAGACTGTGCGGATTGTCCGATATGCATGAACACAGTGCGCATGAGTAAAGCGACGAAAACCATTTGCGATCACGTCTTTTGTAAGAACTGTCTGAACAAATGGTTGCGTAGAAATAATAATTGCCCCATATGTCGAACGGTCTTGGTCGAATCTCCGGTAATTACCGAGTTTGAAGACGTCGAAGCATTGGCGAATGAAATGATCATACGATTGATCGAATCGGATCGTATTCAATTGAGTGGAAATCAATTTGTCATCGAATGGATAGATATTCATGACTTGTCGTTGTTAGAGCATTGGAACAACAACATTTCTGATACGAATCAGATTATTTATATGATTTAGCATCTATGATAAAATAGTCCACACGATCGAATCCTTTGAGTGTATCTGTGGTACAAGGGATCGCATTCTCGCAATGAAAATGATAATCCGTCGCGATACACCCTCTCTCACAAATCGACTCTAACCGTTGTGCGCGATGCACAGTGGTCCCGAACAAACGGAATGTTCGACCGTCAATGACCCCCGCAGTGACAGGACCGGTTGCGATCCCTACGCGTAGATACATACGGGGCTCGCCTAACTCTTGGTGAAGGAACGTATCGACTTGCGTTTGAATCACACAGGCCACACGTATGGCGACATATTGACTGATACGAGTCGTTTTGACCATGAAGGGCGCGTGTGCGATAATGAACACGCAATCTCCGATGAGTTCATGCACGTATACGAACGGATACATTTCAATGACGCAAGAATTCGCGATTTCGTAGATCCGTTGGAGCATCGCCGCCATATGACCCCCTCCTTTTCGGCGAACAAAATCTGTACTCTCGCACACATCCATCATGATACATGTAACGTTATCATATTCTTGCACGTGGTAATGGTCGGAACCTATGAAACATTTATAATCCGTGGGGATGGTGTCTCGAATGCTGGACAATGAACAACGTGTATTCGCATTCACGTGAACAATAAACCCGTTTACATAACCTTGTTCGTCCAATTGAATGTCGATTTCAATGCGGCACATAAAAGGACACCCGTGTGTGGTATACATCACATATCGACATGCTTTGGACATGTTGTTTCGCAAGAGTCGTTTCATTAATGCGCGAAGCTGCTCTTTGTTTGCGTTCCGAACGAGTCCAAATAAATGTTTTTCGTGAATGTTTGCGATATACTTGGACATAAAACGAGTGATCGGTTGGTTCAATATGTCCTTCGTGGACGTTGCGCGTAAACATCGCAAAGCATTCGGGTCACAATCGTAGATAATATGAGACGCATCACATAATAACACAAATCGTTCTAACATATTTTTAAATATCAATTCTTATTTAATTGATCAAACGGGTAAACGTTCGGGCGGGAATGGGCCAATAATTACGATTTCATGTTGTTTTAGCCAATGGAAATAATACAACAAAAAATGGTAATATTAATTAGTCAATTTTTTTTGGAGCATTTTGGTAATATTAATTAGTCATTTTAGTTGGAGTAGGCAAGACCACCCATACCCGCCTGGATGCGGAGCACGTTGTTGGAGATGGCGTACACGAGGAGCTCGGCATCGGCACCGGAATTTTCGTGCACCTTGTTGAGGGTCAGGGTCACGTTGTCGAGACGAGAGAAGTTGGCGGTGCCGGAGGGCTGATGAGCCTCGGGGTTAAGGGCGAAGGAGTACGCGTAGATGTACTTGGAAGGGATCCTGGTGAAGTGCTGGTAAGGCTGGACCAGACGGAAGTAAGAGGCGTCGCGTTCGGTGAAACGGTCGTGGCCGTTGAACTGCAGCTTGCAAGTCTCGAAGGCGTCGCCGGTGGGAGTGGCAAGCGCGGCGTCGTAACCGTCGGTGACCACCTCGGTTCGACCCCATTCCAGAGGGTCGCTGTTCGCGGGGCGGACCACCCACACGAGAGCCTTCACGGGGTGGTTGAAGTTCAGGCGGAAGTTGGGAGAACGAGTGGTCTCGGGACCGGTGTGCTGGAGCTGCTCGATGAGGTACTCGTGGGAAGACTGGGCGAAACGGCGACGCTCGTCGGTGTCGAGGTAGACGTAGTCGACGAACAGGCGGGGGTTGGTGATTTCAAGGGCCGGTTCGGTAGAGCCCTCGACGGCCAGATCCAGGACACTGCGGGCACGGAACTGGATATTGACCTTGACCTCGTGGTACTGCAGGGCGATGAGGGGCAGGGCCAGGCCGGGGTTGCGGCTGAAGAAGAACTGCAGAGGGATGTACAGCTTCGTAGACTCCAGGGGGGTGCTTTTGCCGGCGTCGCGGCGACCGATCATCTCCTTGAAACCGGTGCGCTTCTCCTCGGGGAGGGTGAGCTCGGACCAAATGTCGAGCCACTCACCGTAGTGCTTGTCAATGCGCTGGCCGCCAATCTCGAGCTCGATGTACTCGATGAGGGCGTGGCCGAGGGAGTTGACCACCTCGGATTTCTTGTTGACAGTCACCTCGAGCCACATGTTGGTGATCAGATCACCGTTACGGCTGATGGTGCAAGTCACGCGGTTGCCGAGGGTGGCGTTACCGTTGAAGGTCTGCTCGATGGACTCCATGGCGAAGTTGGTGTGGCGGCGGTAGACCACCTTAAAGAAGCTGATTTCGGGCTTGCCGGTCAGGAAGACGTCCTGGGCGCCGTAGGCTACGAGTTGCATAAGTCCTCCTCCCATGGTTGTCTGTGTGCTTAATAATATTAAAGCGAAGAAAAAAAATGGCCCGATTTTCAACGTACCCCCATGTGTCAGAAATGTGAATACAAAAATACAACCTATAATACAACACATCATGAACCTTCAAATCAAGAAGTTCAACCCTAAAACGATGAGAGACAATTCGGTGGTGGTCTATATCGCCAAGCGCATGAGTGGAAAGTCGACGTGTGTGAAAGACATCATGTATCACAAAAAGCACTTACCTGCGGGTGTGGTCATGTCCGGGACGGAAGAGGGTAACTGTTTCTATCAAGAATTCGTCCCTGACTTGTTCATCTATAACGAGTTTCGATCCGATGTCATCGAAAAGGTGGTCGCACGACAACGCACGTTGATCAAACAGGGCGAGCGCGATAGCCCGGTGTTCATTATCCTCGACGATTGTATGTACGACAAAAAGTTCCTGCGTGAGAAGATTATGCGACAGATCTTTTACAACGGACGACACTGGAACGTTTTTTTCATGTTAACCATGCAGTATTGCATGGACCTCTCGCCCGATCTTCGATCAAATATTGATTACATATTCGTATTTAGAGAAAACATCCTACAGAATCGAGAGAAGATTTATAAGAATTTTTTTGGTATATTCCCAACCTTTGAAATGTTTAACCAGGTCATGGATGCTTGCACAGAGAATTACGAATGTATCGTTCTTGATAATACCATAAAGAGTAACAAGATAGAAGATGTTGTGTTTTGGTACAAGGCCAGGCTGTTCGATCCTAAAAAGTCCTTTCGCGTCGGACACCCGCGGTTTTGGAACGCCCATAATCGTTTGTACGACCCTAAACACGACGATCGTGAAATGGAGGACTTACAAAACCAGTATCGAAAGACGGCGAAGAACCGGATAACAGTAAAAAAACAAGGCTAGTTTAGAAGTTCCCTGTCCACTGAATCGGCGGGAGTTTGTGTATCGGGTTCGATTTCTTCGGTGGTCACTACCGGTGGCGGGGCGTTCATGGCGTTCTTTTTTTGTTCCTCAAAGTGTTGTTTTACCAGCATCTGTTGTTCCTTATGTCCCTGAATGATGTCGTTGAGTACTTTGTCTTGATACACGGTGTTTTCTATCATATTCGCGTCGGGTGGGATGGGTAACCATTTGTACATATCCACGAGGAACACATCAAACGTCGTGTCTATCTTGGACAGTCTCTCCGCATGACGTTTGCCCTCTTCTTCGGTCGCAAATACGCCGCGAATTTTCAGCGCACAAGTGTTGTACTTTTGGTTCGAGGTCGGGGACACGATCGAGATGCACGCGAAACGCTGGCTCGGGATTTGAATGGCGTCCTCTTCCAAGTGGTCGATCATCCTATTTTACGTGTACAAGATGTTTATTTTTTAAATGTGTTTCTTGAATATAAAATCAATCGGCGAAATCTGCTCCACGGGTGTGTATCCATACTCTCGGCGGATAAAATCCATCTTGTCTTCTCGGTCCTCCGGATGAATCTCAATAAACAAAACGGGCGATTGTAACGTCAATAGTCGTTTCATCCCGGCGAGTGCGCGCATTTCATGCCCTTCCACGTCCATTTTCACGAGTGTGACGTCTCTAAAATCGTGTTCGTCGATGGTCGTTGTGGAGACAGGAAGATTGCTCGGGTCGACCCGTTGTTCCATCGTGCCTTGACCCCCAGAGTTGATAATCAATTTACTGTCGAAATCGATCTGTTCTACGTACACGACCGGTCGTGTCCCGTCCGACACCGCGCGTTGGTACGTCCGGATGTTCGGTCGAGTCGAGCAGTTTTGTTCCAGAAGGCTGTAAATCGCCGGATGGGCTTCGAACGAAAAGACGAAACGATCGCTCGGGATCATTTTTTGCAAAGCGATGGAATGCAACCCGATGTGCGCACCGATATCGATGACGTTACCTTCTTGATAATACATATTAAATTGAACCACCATATAATGTTCCCATATTAGGTTTTTTTGAATGTGGTCACATACGTATTCGTCGTGGTGAAACAGTTGGACCGACCCATAAAAGGGATGATCCCTTTTCAGATAAGGCATTATTAGAATAGAAACAAGTTAAAAGGAGGAGTCATTTGTACGCATCAGTTTCTTTGAAAATAATATTTTAAAGAATTTGTCCGTTTGAAAAAAAGAAGAGTATGGTCGTTGGTGACTGGCATAAGACTTGGCAAGGGCGTTTTGAGAACACCGAGGTGAAAAGGGAATGTCCCGTCATGAACCGTTACGCGGACGCCATGGTGGGTGACGTGTGTATCGAGTTTCAACACAGTCCGATCTCTAAATCGAACGTGGATGAACGTACCCAAGATTGGGTATCGATCGGGAAAACGGTCGTATGGGTGGTGGACGGGAATGACGAAGATATTATCCAGATACAAGACCGTATATTGATCGACTTTCGCAATTACTGGAAGTACAAACACTTTGTAGATTGTGAGAACGTTCTTTTGAACGTAGGAGACTCGGTGTACGCTTTGTACCCGCATCGAGTCAAGAGCCATCTTACCGAGCTATTTGCCGTTTGTACCGTGGATACGTTTGTCGATTACGTGTCCCGCGTTTCCTTTCCCGTTCCCGAACGCGAGCACGTGCGCACGACGGTGTACATCAAGCAGCAAGGCGCAGGAAACGGCAAGACGTACGGTGTGGTACAACTGATTCAAGACCCGGCGTTCGCGCACGTAAACACCTTTATTTATTTGACCAAACAACATTCTGCGAAGGCGGTCATCAAGAGCGAAATCGAGGACCAATCTCGACGCGGCCTCCTGAACCACGTGGAGGGTCTGTCCGAAGCGACCCTCGCGAATAAAAAGTATCTTATTACGTTTCGACACAATGGATTGGACAAGAAGATTATTATCGCGACATTTGACGCGTTCGTGTACGCGTTGGGAAACCGAAACGTCAAAGGGCTTGACATGTTTCGGAAAATGGTACAAAGCATCATCGACGACGAGATTCGATGTTCGTCCAACGGAAATTTCCGACTCAGTGGAATTGACGGGTATCTCCGTTTGAGCAAACAACTCCTTTTGATTGGGGACGAGATGCAAGACCTCGACATGAGCTACGCTCGAGCGTTGTTAAAAGTCTCGCGCGAAAGGTACGTCGACCTGTACGCCGTCGGGGACCGTTTACAAAGCATTTCGTCCGTTCATAACGCGTTAACGTATCTGTCGGAACACGAGTTCCATGAGTCGATTTTCGCCATCGTGCGTTACCCTCCTGAAAACAAGAACCGACGCATCGTGTCCGAGAGCCGATCGATGGTTCCGTTCATCAATCGAACGGTTCCTTTTGAGAAGTTTGGCTTGAGTCCGATCGAATTCGACGGTGAAAACGACGGGCCCCAGTCTGTTCAGTTTATTCACGGAAGTGACGCGTACCAAGACGAGGACAAGATTATGAACGAAGTGGCCAAGCTGATGACGCATTACGCGCTCGAAGTGACGCAACACCACCGTAAGCCGAATGACTTTTTGATTGTTACGTCCTACGTTCGACGAAATCCCTTAGTGGAGGCGTTCCACACGGCCATCCGCGAGTTTTGGGAATCCAAGGAAAATACCAACCGGTACAAACAATGGTCGGTGTTTCACAAGTCCGAGGAGGGATCTTCGATCGATCTGGAAGAGTCGACGGACGCCACGCGGATCGTTTCGATCCACTCGTCCAAAGGGGACGGCAGACCGGTCGTGTTCGTCTTGGACGTCACGGAGCCCGTGCTGATCAAGTACAGCGACGGTGTTCGAAACTTGGTCTACGAGTCGTTGTTACATGTCGCGTTGACGCGCGCCAAGGAGCGTATGTATATCCGATACGTTCCGGAAAACATGTGCGAAATCGCTCAACGGTTCGCGGCGTACGAAGGCCTCTACGAGTATGCGTATTCTCTCCGGAATCTTCCTCGTCGGGTAGACGTAGATCTTCTCGTGGAAGATGACGAAGCGATTTTCGAGCGGTTCCGACCCCACTTGAACTTTCCGAAACTCAAGGACACCGTCGACGACACGGAGGTCATCGACATGCAACACCACATCGCGCGCGGAATCACGCACTACTACATGACACTCCTGTGTGTAGCGGATACGTTCGACAACTCGAGTCAGAATATGGTTCGTATTCTAAAGGATATCCGGAGTTACCGGATCCAAGTGTGCGAACCGGATTTGTACTTTCGGTTCGTCCGAATGAAACGAACCGCGTCGGGTTACAACAACGACATGCGTGATCTATGCGTCATTCCGATTTTGCGTTACAAGTCGTTCGGCGGAGACTATCAGACGTATCTGGACCAGATTTTAAAACAAGTCGCCCGAATCCGAACATTACCCATGAATCAACTCTCGACGAAACTGGGCACGCTCGGCATGCTCGTCTTGGGCCATGTCGTTGCGTTGTACGCGCACGGGAATTTCACGAGTTTCCCCATCACCGACTTGTACGACATTGTGCACTTGTTTTCCGGATTGACCGAGACAGAAAAGAAGGACTTTAAGACACTCCATTACGCAAAACTCGCGAGTATACGAAAACGCGTGGCATTGTTGCACGACGAGTACCCTCAGATGCGCTTTGCGATCGAAAACCCGGTGTGTTATCAGGGTCATTCGGACGACTTTGACATCCATCACACTTTTTCGATGATCGGTCGGGACCCAGAGACGGTCCTCTTGTGTGTGATTCAACCGCAATTCAGCGCGCTCCACGTGAACGGGACGGTACTCCGCGCGGCGTTCTACACGCACTTGGCACAAAACGCCACGAAATCGGAAAGCAAACATCGGTTCGATTTCGAGAACAAACGGATCCGTGTGTGCGTGATCGCTTTTGACCAAGATCCCGTATACATCGATCTTCCCGACGTCGATTTGCCGTTTCGCGACACGCTCCGACAAGGACTCCACGCGCACCTTCGACGGTCTCACGCGCACGTACACGATACCCTCCGCCGTATCCAAAACCCGTCGGAAGAGCTACGCGTATTGATAAAAAAAATAACACGAGACGGTTACATCAAGCGTTATCTGACCACCTTGGAGGACCAGATACAAGACTCACCCGCGCTATGTTGGGACCACGTGATGATCAACCTAGAAAATCAACTGGACAAACGGTTGGACCGGGCGTTAGACCAATTCTTCGGGCACGCCGCAGATTCGTTCTAACAAGTCTCCTGTTGGTGTTTCTTTCATAGGAATCTCAATGATTCGAGTACTTGTGTTGGACATGAAATGTTTGTGATAACACTGCGAAATGAACATGACTTTGTGTTGGAAAGGTAGTTGACAAAAACGTAAACCAATCTCTTCGTTGAATTGATCACGGTCACATAGTTTAAACAGGTAATGATTCATCTGTGTAGGCATTCGTGCTTTTCGTCTGTTCCATTTTTCCAAGGCGATATCGATACTAGTGTCATGAAGGAAATGAATTTCAATGGCGTTATCGATGATACCAATCGGATATTTCGAAGACGGGTTATACTTGGAACGAGAATTGGGCAAAGGTACGGGTTCTATAGCCATATAATGTTCAAAGTTTTCAAGTAGTCGGATGTAATCTGGCGAATACAAAAATATTCCAACGAAAGGTGTGTTATATTCGTACTTGTTCTTTTTGTAATAGTTTAGACCGTAGCAATTATTGGAAATAATGCACCACATTTTTTCCTGGTCACGCTTAAAATACCAACTTAAAAAAAATTGA